GATCACATGAGGTTGAGAACTTGTACTCTTCTGTAATAGCGGTTGCTATTAGCAGTGATACGACCAAGACCCTGGTCGGTTCCTTCAGCGAATGGGTTGGAAACAAGACCGTAACGGGTCTTAAATCCGATTTTTGGCTGGAAGGTGTTCTCACCAACGGCACGAACCATTTGGAGAGGAACATATGGGCAATAGAAGAGACCAGCGTCATAAGGTGAAGTACCCTTATAACCAACAACGTAGTACTGAGATGCAGCACCAACATTTGCCGAATAAGGATCGATGTATACACGATACTTACCTTGGAGAACACCAGCGAAGGTGTTACCGCTGTCGTCAACGTTGAGGTTAGCGTTCAGTGCAGGGGTGTAATCAAGTACACCAGCCATGGTTAGAGCGGAAGCAACGTCTGCAGAGCAGAGGATCATGTTGCCCTTTCCTCTACGAGTCTCTTGTGCAATCGCGTTAGCGTCGCGCTCGATTTGGAAGATAAGACCCTTGAACTTCTCAACTGACCAACGACCATTGGAGTCAACGTCGAGGTCGAACTTACCAGCGGTTGCAACGTTTGCCTGAGCACCAGTCTTAGCAGCCTTATAGATGGTTCTGATGACTTCGCGGTTGATCTCAGCAAGGATCTCGGTTGAGAGAATGTTTGCGAGTTCCGCTTCAGCATTCAGACCATGGATGGCGCGAAGATCTTGAGCAAGCTCAAGGCTGTATTCTGCTTTCAGAGCTCTTGACTTAGCGGTAACAGTGACCTTCTCGATCGAGAAAGCCATTTCGTTGAAATCGTTACCAGTTTCGCCAAGTGCTTCAGCAGTCTCGGTATTCATACCGCGACCAGCACTGTATGCTAACTGAGCAGCATCAGATGATGGGCTTAGGAGACCAGGGTTAGTTCCAGACTGACCAGTGGTTCCGAAACCAACAGAAGCACCGTCAGAACCTGAAACATAAGCATTTCCAAGTGATTGATCGGTTCCGATTCCTGAGAATGCAGAATCTGGCTCGTTGAAGAGTGCTTCGGTTCCGCTCTGATTGGTGTAGCGGGAACGCATTGCGAAGATGAGTCCAGTGGGACCATTCATTGGCTGAACGCCTGCGAGGTCATAAGCGACCAGGTTAGGCATTGAACGTCTGATTAGCGAAATCAGAACAGGATCGAAACCTGTGAGAGCACCACTTGCACTAGCACTCATACCAGCGGTAGCGCCAGAAGAAGTGGTGAAGTTGGTTGGGGTTTCGTTGAGGAATGCACGCTCTTCGCGCATTTCTCTCTCTTGGTTTTCTAGCAGGATAGCGGTGACTGCTCTACGATGGGAATCCCTAATAGGATCCATACCATCATAGTCAAGAACAGGTGCCCACTTCTCCTGCAGATGCTCTGTATTGTACATCTGCATTTGATTTTTACCTCTTTAAAAAAGTTAGTTTGAACTATGATCTAAAAATCACTTTTTGGAAGCTCTTCCGAGAACTGAGAGATATGACTCCATAATTGGAGAAATACCAGGTGTAGATTCCTCTACGGTCTCAACTTCTTCAGCAACTTCTCTTTGAGCACTAGTTGCACTCTTCGAGAAATAAGAATTTCTCAAAGTAACTAGTTTCTCACGATAGGTCTCTTCACTATCAAACTCAACATTTTCTGCAAGAGAAGCGAGTTTTTCTTTCTGCGAAACTGCAAGTCCCTCAGAAATCTCTGCAAAAATTACATCAGCAACTGACTCAGCTAATCTTCTGTTGAGAGCAACGTTTCTATCGATTTGCTCGTTGAGTTTAGACTCCATTTCATCTAGTTTATCTACCATACTCTCGATTACATCATATCTATCTTCAGGGATTGAAACATAATGATCTTCAAAAAGTTGCTTCATTCCGTTAAGGAATGATTCGGTCATTTCGGTCTTAAGACCATTTTCAACCTGGAGTGCATTCTCTTGAATCCACTCATCAGCAACATACTCAAGATAAGCGTCAACACGCTCTACAAGTTCAGACTTGATAGCAGCAACTTCTTCAATGAGTTGCTCTTCGTATTGTGCCTGAACTTGCTCTTTGATTTCTGCAACCTTAGACTTGATTGCAGTCTCAAAGATAGTGCGTGCTTTCTCTTCGAATTCTTCTGAAAGTTCTTCACCAGCGAGAAGTGCATTTACATCTTCTTCGATGGAGAACTCTTCTTCAGTCTCGTCGGTAGCTTCAGCAACTACTTCCTCTTCGGTGGTCTCTTCTTCAGAAACAACTTCTTCTTCAGTAGTTTCTTCTTCAGCAACGATCTCTTGATCTTCTTCGACTTCGACCTCTTCCTCTTCCTTCATGCCTTTAGGCATTGGTTCTGCAGGCTTAGCACCTTTGTTAACCACATTCTTGACTGAAGCAAGAGTTGAGGAAGGCTCTTTTAGTTTTGCCGAATCATCATCGGACTTATAGTTTTCTGGGGTTGGTCCGCCTAGATCTTCCCAATTTCCAGTTTGACCTGGAGTGTCTAAGTCTAGCTTAGGCATTGGTTCTGCAGGCTTAGCCCCTTTGGTTACTACGTTTTCCATTTCTTGTAAATTGCTACCAACGGACATTTGACTTATTA